AAAAGAGAGATCAGGGCAGCCAAATTTCCACCGTCATTAAGAATGTTTGGATCTCTGGTATCGACTATACTTATCAAGTTAGCGATTGGGTTATTACTGATAGCATGTCTTGGGAAGCTGAGACAATTTTCAGTATGACACTTGGTGGAAACCCAGCCGCACAAGGTGGTTATAGCCAAACTAAGTCCTTCCAGCAAGGCAACCAAAACTGGATTGAAGTCGCTGCTGATATGGGCCTCAATGGAAGAAGAGGTTCTTTGGACGCCGCTGGACTTATCGATATTGGATCTAGTAATTACGGTGCAGTTAACACTAACGGTATCTACTAATTCGCTAGAATAACACTACAAATACTTCTTAAACATACCTTGCATTAGATATATAATCTTTAGCAAGGTATTTTTATGGAGTTAATATGCCAAAATTTGAATCGCCACTAGGAAGTAAACAGTTTACCGGTCAACCAATGAGAGACATTAATGTCCCTGACGAGACTGAGTATCAGCAACCACAGCCACGTTCTCGTGAGCGTAATTCGCCACCAGTAATTGATGAAGAGGCGTATCAACAATTTCAAGCTCGTATGCAGCCCCAGCCGGCCTCCAATATGAGAGATATGACTAATACCGAGAAAGAGATTATAGCTGCCAAGAGAGCCAAGCGAGAGGGCAAGGAAAGGCTATCTGAGGGTGCCAGACGCCGTATTGAGATGCTGATTGGTATGACTCAGCTTGCTAGAGACGTAGAGATTGCTGGACAGCACTATCAATTAAAGTCATTAGCTGGAGAAGAATTGCGTGATGCAATGGTTAATGCATCAGAATTTGACGGCAGCGTAGAGTTTATTTTTGAAACTAGAAAACAAATTCTTGCCCGTTCACTCACTATAGTTGCAGGCGTCGAAATTGAACAGTTTTTAAATTCAAATGATTTAGAATCTCGATTATATTTTATTGAACAAATGGATCATGCCTTATTACTTAGATTGTATAATGAGTACATACTATTATCTAATGAAGCACAAGATAAATATGCCTTAAAGACAGTAGCCCAAGTACAGGAGGTACTTGGTGATCTAAAAAAATAATAAATGAACCGGAACATCGTTTCATTTGGCATCTATGTAAGATGTTTCAAAAGCTACCAAATGATCCATTGATTAGTAAAATGGACCCGGTTCTTAAGATGTGGTTATACGAGCAATGGCTAGGGGATCACAGAGATGATGCCGAACTAGCTAAAAATCACGCATATCTATTAGGGTCTTTCTGGAATGCTGAAGCCGTACAACAAATGCTAGGTGATAATGTCCATGAATCTTCTGATGAAGATATGGAAGAGTCAATGAGAATGGTAAGAGATACTAATCTCAAACTTTTGCAAACTGAAGAGGCTCCAAAGAGAAAGAGAAAGCGTAAAGCAACCCTAAAGGACTGATAAATGGCTGATCCGACTCCACCACCAACTAATGTGTCTCCAAATCCTCAGGCTACTGGGCAGTGGATTGGTTTGAAATCAAGCACTGATGATGCTAAAAGATCATTAGATGATGTTGCTGATACGAGTATCAAGGTCAAACATTTTTTTGATAATCTTGATAATACGCTTGGAAGCTTGGGAGATAGTTTCAAATCATTAAGCGGCATGACTGGTGAGCAGGCCGCACAATTTGGTATGGTATCTGCTGCTGTTCTAGGTGCTACTACAGCATTTACTAATTTGGCAAGTGTTGATACCACTAGATTAATTACATTTTCTGGTCAGTTAAATGATCTTTTCGCAATTATTGAGCAAGGCCCCGGAACTCAAGTTGCTAAGGCGGCTCTATCATCAATTACAGACATGATGCTAAAAATGGGAGCAACTGCTCCACAAATTGGAGAAATGCTTAAAGGCACTGGCAAGCAAATTATTGATGCATCAAAAGCCTTCTTTCAAGGTGCAGACAATGCTTTGAGATTGCAAAACTCAATGATGCAACTAACTCTTCAAGGAAGCGGTTCGAAAGCATTATTTGAAAGTATTCCTGGCGTGCTAGTTGGTGTTGGCGATCAATTTCAAAATCTAGAAGGCATTACAACTAAATATAGAAATGCTTTAAGCTCAGCAACGGTAGCATTAGGTGGCAATCAAGAACAAGCTGCTAAGTATATGGCACAAATCAATAAGATGCCAGGAGGCTTAACAGCCTTATTAGGACCAATGGATGGAGTTCTTAAAGGAACTAGTTTGTTAGTTGATTCTATTGATTACTTTGTAGGATCTGGAAGAGATCAAGAGTCTGTCCTTAAAGATCTGAATATTGCTTTGGTTTCATATAAAACTTCTGGTGAAGATGCTCTTAGATTTTCAGGAAGAATGTCAGAAGTTGCCGATGCATTAAGCGATCCATTGAATGGCGTTTATGTTCAAGTTCATGATGTACAGACTGCTTTGTTAGAATCTGCAGACGCTTTCAAAATGTTTGTTAGCTCTGGAGCTGATGCCGGCAAAATGACGCAAGGTATGGCAGATTCTATGAAGGACTATGTATATCAACTTACTTCAGTTGGTGTTCCAGCACAAAACGCTATTGAGATGTTTAGAAACTATACCAATACAATGAAGGGCATGAACATTAGCCAGCAAGCATTTGTTTCTGGCATGTCTGGCGGTCCAGGTGGTTTACGTGGTGCATTTCAAATGGACAATTTGATTAGACAGGGTAAATTCGATGAGCTAAGACAAAAAGTTGAAGCAACCATCAGAAAAATGACTGGACCAATAGTTTCATTAGATGAGGCTCAGAGAAGTGAATCTGCTGCAGCACAATATACAAGACAAATTCAGTTACTACAACAAGGTCCATTAGGTCAAATGGCAAAAACCAGGCCCGAAGCTGAAGCCTTGTTACAAGCAATGAGAGATGGTAAAAAACTACCTACTACAGGCAAGAGTGCTGACGACTCATTATTGGATACTATGAAACGTGGTCAAAAATGGCAAGAGGGCACTTTCATGGAAGCTGGTAAAGCTGCTGCAAGTTTGAAAAATCTAGAGCTTTTAGGACAGCAGGCTAATTTAAAAACAGCCAGAGGGCTTGGAGCCGGCTCAGGAATACTTGGAGGGGGCATTGGTGGTACTGGTGCTGGAATATCTTCAGACCAGCGTGATAGGCTTCTACAATTACAAAACGTTGCAAAACAAGGAATGACTGACAAAGATATTATTGATGCAGCAGCACAGACCATAACCGATTTACCAAAAGCTATTAAGGATGCCGCTGAAACAACAAAAGAATCTGTTATGGGCAATGCTCCACCACCTAGTAGATTTAGTGATTATGTTCCTGCTGGCGGACAATTAGGACCTAATGTGGCTCCTGCTGGAGTTGGTAAAGGTACATCTCCGGGCAGTGCTGGTACTGGAGCTGCCGTACATACAGGAGGCCCAATACCAGTAGTTTTGGCGCCAGGATCAGAAATTCATGTTAACTTTACAGGCGCCTGTCCACATTGTGGAAGAGACGTACACACTACGGAAGTCGCAAGAACTGGATCTCAAACAGGGTCATCTGGACCGGGATACTAAGGAAACATCATGGCTAAATTCTCCCTCGACTCATTAGCAAGTGGCTTTAGTAATGCCTCAACAACTTTAAATGGTGCTAATCCAATTACTCAACGGCAACAAGCGTCATATGAAGCTAATGGATTCTTAGTTGCCTCCACACCAACTGCTGATGGTAATGGTTTACCATTCAACAAAATTACTCCTGCGATAAATGCAAAGATTAATAGAAACATTATCACTTGGTTTGTTCCACAGTTTGGAACTGTTCGTATGTTCATTAATCCACAGAATATCTCATACTCTCATAAGAAGTTAATCACCAAAGAAAGAACTAAGGGTGGATTTACTTTGCAATATTGGGGAGAGGACTTATCTCAAATTAATATTTCTGGAACAACTGGCAGTGCGGGGATTGAAGGCATAAATGCATTGGAGGAAATTTACCGAGCTGAGCAATACGGATTTGATGCTGTCGGTCTAACTCTAGCTGCCAACAACGCGGCCTCAGACCTATCTAATAATTTAGTTCAGGGTATCGGTGGGGCTCTGGGCCGAGCTATCGGTGGAGACAATTTAACAGCTTCGGCAGGAGGAGCCGGTCTTCTTGGCGGTGTATTAGGAATGGACTCTCCAAATAACAGTTTGTCAGCTAGAAATATTCCTTCATTAGCATCACTAGCTTTTGGAGTTGAAATGTATTATGGCGGCTGGATATTTAGAGGGTTTTTTGAGAGTATGACCGTCAATGAGAGAGCTGACAATTTCTTGCTTGATTACAATATGGTTTTTACCGTAACTCAAAAGAGAGGTTATAGAACCAATTACTTTCCATTTAGTAATAGTCCGGTTGGTGGTCCAAGCAGCTACACAACATCTCCATCGTTCAATGGTAATACATCATTGAATTCAACGGCTGGAGTTAAGACAATTACTGCATCAAGTTCAACTCTAATAGACGATTTAATAAAATCGTTGTAAGGATGATATGGGTTTTCTAGGCGATCTTAATGATCAAATTTCTTCTCAGTTTAGTATTGGCGAAAATACCACTACTTCACTAGATGGCATCGTAGACGGTCAGCAAACAAAGTATGGCTCGTTGGGCGATTTTGCGTCTCAATTTGATCAATCTGCTGAAAGAAGATATGTTGAAGAAGGTTATCTAAGAAGAGATCCTTATAATACAAATCCTAAACAATCTGAAGTTCTATGGCAAGAGCCAAATGCTACAGTATTAGTTAAGAAGAGAATGTTCTCATCGATTGCAGAGAATTTTCGTCCAGATTTTATGGATGCTGATGAAAAGCTTTACTACAAAGCTATGCGTATTCTATTACAGAATAAATGCAGGCAGGTTGCCGCTTTAGAAAAGCTGAGTAAAATACAAAAGATGACTGCTGCCGTTGGAGATATCAACGATCAATTAGTTCCGGTAATTATCACATTAGCAGATACTGCAAATAACGGATTTGGTAATGGAACAAATGTTTTCGGAGCACTTCCAGGTAATAATAATCCTTTTGCCACAAAAGAAGGTGGCAGTTTTATCAAGACAGTTGATAGACTAAGAGTATTATACGCATATAATCAAACAAATCCTTATACTACTTGGATTACTGATCCAACTGATTTATATCAATCAACTCTTGGTACCGGCACTGGCGTAATCGAAATAACAAACTTTACAAATATTAGCAGTACAACTACTACTGATATCAAAACTCCTGGCCGTTTTAGCTTAAGCATATCTGATCCGTATGAAGCGATGCTAATTACTGAATATGATATTGAAGTTGCCCTTAGTGATGCTACAAACCTTTTTTACAATAAGAAGATTTTTCAATTTGGTAGCGAAACTTCCAATAAGGTCATTGCAGATCAGCAAAGTTCATTGAATGCCATTCGCAATGCTAGAAAAGCTAGTCCAATTACATTCAAAATAGACGCTGACACTTTATTTGGTAAAAGAGTGACGGTTATTATTGATCGAATGGGAATAGAGATTCCATTTACTTATGATGCTTTAGCGTCTCTTGGTTTAGGCGGATCTGGCGGCGTTGAAGTTACTGCTGACTATCTAAAAGATGGCAATATAGCAGGCTATGATGGTTTAGATACTGGCCCAGGTTACACTGGTTTTCCTTGGGAAAAAAGCGGAACTAGTAAGAATCACGGCAATTCAGAGCTTCAAATTTTTCAGTCTATCGTTGGGGCTATTTTTCATCAGCTAGAGTTAACAGCCAACTCGGCAGGAAACTTTACAGCCAACAATGAGCTATGTAATTATGCTCGTCGTAAATTGCGTTTCAATTTTGCTGGTAAGCTAATCATTCAGCCAATGGATGTTGTTAGTATATATATGAGTTCTAAGAGCCAATATGATAATAAGATATTGGCTGGTATGCAAGAAATGTTTAGTGGAGTTGGTATTCTACAAAATATTACCAACACAATGACTTCATTGAATAATGCTACAGACATTCTTTTCAATCCGTCAGCTAACATATCTGTTCAGGCTGAAAAATCAATGTATGTTGGCCCCAATTTTCCCAACTATCTTTGGGCTTTAGTGCGAACGCAATTCGTAACTGAAAAAGAAGGCACGCATGTTTTTGGCGGTGTAGTAGAGTCGGCAATAGACAATTGGTCGAATGGAAAATTCTCTGTTGAAGTAAGTGGCAGTGATAATAGTTATTATTTTAGACAAGGTAAGATTAATTTCAAACCTGGGGCAGACGCTTTTAACGGTCTAATTTTTGATCCATTAACTCCTTTCGAATCAAATTTTGATAGTATAACAATCAATAACAATCCAGGCACTCTAAATTTGCTGAAAGAAAATAAGTATCTATTATCATCAAAGGGATCTGACTCTTTAGTTAAGCATAAGCAAGGCGCATTAGCTGGAGAAAAAGCTACGGATGGTAATTATATCCAAGATCAAAGCATTGATGGTACTACTGGAAGACTTACTAGAGTATTCTATGCTCCAGATGGTTTGGTTTATAAGTGGAAGCAAGGAATCGGAGTATTTACACAAAGCGGTTCAAGCAATACAATTAATGATCCAAACTTAGTCGGCACACCTAATATCTACAAAGAGCCATTCGCTGGCTTAGATATTATGAATGTTCTTTCATTATTGATTACTGGCACGCCTTATAACTTTGCAACCTATTATAAAGCTACGTCTGATTTATTTGGATTTAGTAGTGATCCTCAAAGTAAACAATCGTCAGCAAATAATTTTATCAAGTCTTTGAGGACTAGTTTGTCTAAGAGTAATTCTCTATGGGGCAATTTTATTCCATTCAAAAATTTGGTTATGAATGAAAAAGCCGTTGCACAATCAATGCAATCTCAAATGACTGCGGCTAATAATAACTCTGATTTAGATGCCAAGATTAAGAGACTTAGTGATTTGCAAAATTCATTGGCTGCATTAGGTGCAGCAGATGTATTGTCAAAAGTATTTTCAGATAGAGTTAGTCCGGTTACACAAGCTCAAATTAGCACTTTAAGCACAGAGGTTATTGGTTTAACGTCCGACATTAATAAAATCCTACTTTCTACACAGGCGTCCCATCAACAATTTTATAGTCAAGTAGAGAGTAGCAATAATCAGACTAGTAGTCAAAATCAATCATCATCTGCTAATTTGCCAGATAGCGTAGCCCGTAAAGAATTGCGTAGGCAGACAAATTATTTGACCAGACGTATGTCATATGATGTCCGAGCTAATCAAGATAAAAACCTATTCATTGTAGATGATTACTATGATATGGATTATGATATCGCTGCATTTAATAAGACACTTGCAAATAGCATTGATCTATACAGCACTGAATATACTGATGTATCAACTAAAATTGCTCACGTAGCAGACTTACTAAATCTAGAAGTTTTCTGCGATTCTCAAGGGCATGTTCGTGTCAGATCACCACAATATAATAGGATGCCAAGCTCCGTTTTCTATAGAATGCTTTATCTAAAGAAGACATTGGGCATTCAAGTTTTTCCACATTTTCTTGATAGTCTATTTACTGATCAATTAACTTCTCTTAGAAGAAATATAGAGGTTTTAGAAGATCAGATTAGATTGGATTGTGCAATATTAGGCCATTATTCAGCAGTTAGCATTGATGGTGATAACGAAGCTTCCAAATTTATTACTGAAACTCAAGTAAGCTCTGGTATGGGAGGAACGTTTAACTTTATTTCAAATTTTAGTGGAAGTATTACTGATATTCATAATCTTGTTTCTACAGCAAATCAAGATCAGGCTGATGGAAAAGTAAAACAGGATCTATTAAGTTATAATAATCTAGTTGCTGCAGCGACCTCTACTAAACAACTTTTTGGCAATACAGAGCGCTACATAATTATATTTAGCTCATTAGTCAGTCAAAATGATAAAGGTGCAAATATAAATACAAATAGTAGCCCTAGCACATCTGTATTTCAAAATAGCAATGTTCAAGTTTTGATTTCTCGTATTGAACAAAAATCTGGTACTCGTGTATCAAGTAAAGACTATCTAACTAAAGCTGGCCCTAATCAGCCTATTGAGGTAGATACTGGGCAGACGGTTGATATTTTTAAGGTAACTGAAGATTTGACTAGCTACATTCAACAGTGGCAAACGGCTGTTAAGTTATTTTATCACACCATGAAAAATGCAGCAGAATATAAGTCACTTGATGATAATACTGCTAATTTTAATGCGATATCTAATCCAGGATTGCATAAGAATGCTTACATACCAGAAATATATGAGCATATGATTGAAGATGAGAGCTATGATGATTATGGTCCAGGATCTGGAACTAGATATGTTATTAAGCGTGCTCAAATACGAAATATTAGTATTTCAGAGAATGCTCCACCATATACAATGGTAGAAGTACATGGTACATTACCATTCTTTGCTGAGAAGGAGGGCCCACCAGGTTTAAACGCTTTCCCAGGCCAAGGTAATGCGTTAGTTACAGCAATAGCTGTTGATTATGATATGTGGAGAAACTATGGATACAAAGACCCTTATCCAATCAACGTGCCATTTTTGACAGACCCTGTTTCACAACTGGGACCATACGCCAGCATGATACTTAGCCGCAATCGTCACAATATTTTAAGAGGAACACTAACTATTTCTGGTAATGAATTTATGCAGCCGGGGGAAGTTATCTATCTAGAAGATCGCAATTTACTTTTCTATGTCACTTCAGTTAGCCACTCACTATCACAAGGTAGTGGATTTACTACTACACTAGAGTTATCATATGGGCATCCAATAGGAGAATATATTCCAACAGTTATGGATAGTGTTGGAAAATTGATTTATAAGAATCAAGAGGCCACGAATACCATCATACATAGACAGGACTCATCTGCCAATGAAGAAAGCTTAGGAGTTATTCAATTAGACGGCAAATCTCCTAAGACTCCAACTCTTAATGTAAAATCTGATGATCAAAACAACACTAATAGCTACATTTCCACTAATAAGGCTGTCATAGATAATTTGCTTTATACTAGTGCATATGTGATTAATGCGAATGAAACATCAGGCAATAACGTTAAAGCTTCGATACAGTTGAGAATATATTACGACAATAAGCACCCTATAAATTCACACATATTAGACCAAGCTAATATGGCTCAACAAATTTTGATAGGACAAGCTCAGAGTTTGAATAGTTCCGCTACTATGAATAGGCCGCATCAAAATAATTCATTGCCAGATAACACTGTAAGTATAGTGCAAATAAATATAGATAATGAAAATGATAGGAGATCTCCATCTCAGAAGGCTATTGATGCTGCTAGAGATCAAGTATCTTCTGCTAGTATTCCAATGATACAAGCTCCATCAGAACTTCAAGCACAGAATTTAATTTCTAGTTCAACAACCGCCGCCAATATGACAAGCGTACTTAATGATCAGTTAAGGACCGCTCTATTTAGTTATATTGTTGATTGCTGGATTATTTTTGAGCAAGTTCCAACTGAGATTGCAAATGCAATATCTTCTCAAACGCATTCGCCAAGTCAACGCGGTGTATTAGGAGAAAAAACTACTACTGCTACGAATGGTACTACTAGCACTACTAGTGAGATAGGTGCGCTAGTAGAATCAAAAAATGGTCCAGGATTTTAATTGAGGCATAATGGGTAACGATAGAAAAGGCTCTAATATATTTGATCCGCCTTCAGGAATGATCCGAGAAGGGGCAATATCTCATGCTTCTACAGAGCAGTTTAGAGTTGTATTAACAGAAGTCCCTGCTGCTAAAGGCAAATCAATTGGTGTAGATGTTCCACGCTCATTTCCATTAATAGATAGTTCTGGAATGTTTATTGGATCTTTACCAGCCAAAAATACTACAGTAACAGTGGCCCAAAGTTTGGGTGGTAAATACCACCTCATTAACTATGAGTCTGGAAACAATAATATCATTCCAGATTTATTGCCAGGCCAATTATTGATTAAATCAACCGACACATCTCGTATCTTACTTGATTTAGATGGTCACATAAAGCTCGGATCTGTTGTTAACAATATCCATATTTTTGCAGGCAGCCAAAGATATCCTAAGAGCAATCTAGTTACTTTTAATTTCGAAAATGAGAACCATTTTACCCAAGGTTATCGTCAAATTGGCGGCTTGGTTAAAAGAGATGCGCATCCTAATTCATTGGCAGCATCATATAGCGGTGATACAAAATTAGAAGATGACTCTTATGATACTATATTTTCAATTATAGGAATAGATCCTTCAGCAACAGCTAATGATCTAAGATCTGGCTCAACTAAAAATCCTCCTTTAGTTGAGCTACGTAAAATTGTGTATGAATTTCAGCATTCATCTGATGTAGATGATGATAAGTCAGAGTCAAATAAGTACTCTACTACATCACATAGCTCAACTATTTTTACAACCCCCAATCG